CTAAAATTGGTATGTCTGCAGTATTATTAAGAAATTAATTATACGAATTTCCGGCTATCGCCCCAAGGGCGCATCCAGTGTAACCAAGTGAGAACTTGGCCCCTGCACGGTCCTGCCAGCAACTTATGTTGTCCCTTAGCTAAGTGTATAAGATACACCGCATGGACTGGAGTACCGTTTATTCGGCCCTGACCCATGTTGATTTGCAATCTTCTTCATGATTATAACAAACTATTATTTATTAATAATAGCGTATCACTTTATACTTTATTATATTATATTATATTATAATATTATATTTTATTTGTATAAAGAAAGATATGAGTCCTTTTCAAAAGGATTCTCTAATCTTTTCTCATTAAAGAAGGTGCGCAGACCAAAAATTTCTAAAAAGGTTTGGATATCTCTTCGTGAGATACCTATATACTTTAAGAAATTAGTGTGACTTGCTAACTTATCAGCTTTTAAAGATGAGCTTAACACGCTCCAGAAAAGAATATCCATGTTAGTTAAGCGTAGCGGTTTTCAATTTACTTTCCAGTATTTGAAACTCGTTACACACTATACTGTATCATTCTTATCTGGCCGTCCTATACTAGTGGGGAATTTAAAAGGTCCCTACATAGCTTTAGACGGCCGTGGACTTCCATCAATTTTACCTCTTAAGATTAGAGCATTCCTTACGGAATGTGATCTATCTAAGAGTTCTAAAACTGTTGGAGGTTTACTTTCTCTCTTGTCTATATATAGAGTATTTCCTACACACGTAGCACCTAAGTACTCCACGATTAGTGGAGACTTTACAGGTTCTGTTACTAGCTTTGCTAGTAGCAAATTAAAAGCTGCGTTTGATGATTTACTCTGTAATATAAAATTTAAGAAAAAAGATAAATTTCTTATGACACTTATTGGAGGCGAATCTGCAGGTCCAAATGGTTTTAAAGCCGTTTGGATGGCTGGTATCGATGCAATTGCATTTATACACAATCCTAAGGTATTATGATTAGTAATCAGATGATTATTTATCAATGATATCTTATTTTTGTCATGATTCATTCTTCTTCTCGTAATTGGAACATTGCCTTATTTGGCAATTAATGTTATGAATTCCGTATTATACTTTTATAAATATAATACTAGAATTCCTGCTCTTAATGACACCCTAAATATTGGGAAGTTATCAGTTGTTTATAACACGGCTGGAAAGGCCAGAGTAGTCGCTATGACTAACTGGTGAATCCAATTGTGTTTTAAACCTCTGCATGACGAGTTATTTAAGATTCTTAAACAACTACCATGTGATGGTACATTTGATCAAGAATTTCCTCTTAATAATTTAATTAAGAAAGATATCCCTGATCATCTATTTTCATCATATGATTTGTCTGCAGCAACTGACCGTTTACCAATTGTTTTACAACGTGATATCCTTCGCCATTTTTGTGGCGATAATCTTGCTTCTATTTGATGTGATATTATTCGTAATATCGACTGAAAAGTAGAAGACAAGACTATAAGATATTCCGTTGGTCAACCAATGGGTGCATACTCTTCTTGAGCTATGTTAGCTATTACACACCATGTGATAGTTAGAATGGCAAGTACTGATCATAAGTTAATTGACTTTGCGGATTATGCAGTTTTAGGTGATGATATCGTTATTAAACATAACGATGTCTCCGCAAGTTATCTAAGATACATGGAATTACTTGGTTTAGAAATAAATTTAAGTAAATCTGTGATCTCAGATAAATTTTGCGAATTCGCTAAAAGACTGAAAGGCCCTCGTATAGATATAACTCCAATTGGACCAGGATTAATCCTGCGTTTTATTAGAGATGTATTCTATATTGGGAACGTTATCCGTGAATGTCGTAAGCTTAATTGATTTAAGAATACTGACGACGTCCTAATCCCCATGTTGGAAGCTTACCCTACTAAAGGTAAACTTCTAACATTTGTTTTATGGGTCTGTCTCGGAGCAGGAGGTGCTTTTGAAGCTCGTCCTATAGAAACTGATCATCCTTTAACGGATCGAATGGTTTCTATTTACACAGGACGTTTCATTTCACCTGATAACATTGAAGTGTTACATATGGTGAAACTCTCTATTGGGAATGCCTTTATTAAGGTAATCCGTAGAGATCTCCATGCTCGAGACCAAGAATTGAGTAGAGCCGAAGAGTATTTTTATCTTAATTGATATGATACTTTCGTTTCTAACTCAGCTCCCATAAGGATATTAGAGTTAATCCTTCTTGTTTTTAACCCAGGTTTGTGATATTTGTCTGAATCTTTATATTCAGCTAGACTCAAACTTGATTTTAAATTTGAAGTTCTTAACAGAGGTTTCTCATCTTGAGATGATATTAGAAATCTAATATCACTCGATGATGATCTAAATTTATCTTCTATAGATTGAACACAGCGTAAAGCTGTTTCAAACTTTAGGAAAAGAGCAATGCTCTTACTTAAAGAAATAGGTTTAAATTGAGATCATTATGAGTCATTCCGTCAAGAGAATCGTACTTTACGTAAGACTCTTCGAGGAAGTAATTCCTTCGACGTTCTTGCTTTAAAACCGCGTATTCGTGTAGCCGTCTATTAAGAGACAGTTAGTATCACACTAGGTTCCACCACTGAAATGGTGTGTATCATAAAAGGAGATTTATGTCTCCGGGGTTGATACAATCTCGG